CAGTCACTTTAATTGCTGCTCAAGGAGCGAATACATATATTCAAATTATCCGTGCTACTGTATTTTTTACTTATGGTGGACAAGTATATGATTTTGTAGCTGGAGCAGGAGAAATAGTTTTAGAAACTGGAACAGACGATGCTGGCTCTTGGGCAGGTAGCGTATATAATTCAGCTGTTAATGTCGCATACAATTCTACATTAATTGAAAATGTAAAATTAAGTGCTAATGCAGGATTAACTATCAAGGCTCTTACTCAAAACCCTACTCAAGGTAATGGAACTGCTATTGTAAACATTTTATATCGAGTTATAACACAGAGTTAAATGGATATTCGTAAAATTTCTGTAGGTCCAGATTATAAGTCTGGTGCTATGCACTACTTAGTTGGACAAGAAATTTTAGGAGGTCACTATAAGATTCACTTGATAAGATATAGTAAACAATTATCTAACTTTCAAATTTACATTATTCAAGAAAATAAAATAGTATTATGGAAGTCATTTTCTTCTACTATGCCTGTATCTATTGAGTATAATATTAATTTTTAATGCAATCTCTTTTTGATTTTATTGTAAAACCTGCTAATAATAAACGCTATAATAACACAACTAATATAGAAGGATTAGAGTTTATTACAAGTACTTCTCAAGAAGACCATAAGTTTTCTAATCGTGAGGCTATTGTTATTAATGTTCCTTTAGGATATAAGGGTAATATAAAAAAGGGAGACACTTTATTAGTTCATCATAATGTTTTTAAATTTTATTATGATATGAAAGGAAGGCAAAAAAGTGGTAAAAGTTTTTTAAAAGACAATTTGTTTTTTGTAGACTCTGACCAGTTTTATTTATACAAACAAAAAGGTAAATGGTATTCCCACGACAGATTTTGTTTTGTAAAACCTTTAGAAAAACAAGACTCAATTATTTATAAAAATACTGAGTATGAACCATTAATAGGTTACATAAAATATATTAGTGATGAATTAAAAAGTTATGGTGTAAAAATTGGAGATAAAGTTACTTATAAACCAGATACAGAATATGAGTTTGATGTAGATGGCGAAAAACTGTATCGAATTTATACGCAAAGTATTACAGCGGTTTTGTAATGAAAAAAAGCAGTAGAAAAAAATTAACACCAAGGAGTGACGAGTTAAAACGTAAAATTAAATATAATCGTAAAAAAGATGGATTCAAAAAACATAAAGCTAGAGATTATAAAAGCTGGATTCAAAGCAGTGGAGCAACTGATTAAGGTAGCAAAAGAAGCTATTATTAAACACGACCCAGAAGATGATTTGTCTGCTGACAGATTAAAAAATGCAGCTGCAACTAAAAAATTATGTATTATGGATGCGTTTGAAATATTAAATAGAATAGAAGCAGAAAAAGAAAATATTGAATTAGCCGAAAAAGGATTTTTAAAAACTGATACAAAACAAGGATTTGCAGAAAGAAACTCTAAATAAATTATATGAGAAATTAGAAAACATAATTCCAAAAAACGTTTTAACCAAACAAAATAAAACTAGAAAATGGAAGTATGGATATAATTCAACTTATAATATAATAATTATATCTAAAACTGGACAAATAGGTGATATTATATCTATTAATGGTTTAGATATAGCATTACCACTATCTCCAGTATTTAGTCGTACACGACTAAAAAACAAAATTTCACAATATTGGGTTCGACAAGAATACCCTAAAGTTTTATCTAAAATACAAACTATATTTCAATGGAATGAAATGCCTGCTACATTTAAAAATTTATGGGTAGATTATATTGAAAGGGAGTTTGAAAGACGAGAAGAAGGACATTGGTTTTTAAATAATGGCAAACCAACTTATATTACTGGTTCTCATTATATGTATTTACAATGGACTAAAATAGATGTAGGTTTTCCAGACTTTAGAGAAGCAAACAGATTGTTTTATATTTATTGGGAAGCCTGTAAAGCTGACCCTAGAAGTTTTGGAATTTGTTATTTAAAAATTAGACGTTCTGGATTTTCATTTATGGGGTCAGAAGAATGTGCTAATATAGGAACTATCTCTAAAGATGCACGTATAGGTATTTTATCTAAGACAGGAGCAGATGCTAAAAAAATGTTTACTGATAAAGTGGTTCCTATTACTAATAACTATCCTTTCTTTTTTAAACCAATTCAAGACGGTATGGATAAGCCAAAAACAGAATTAGCTTTTAGAGTTCCAGCATCTAAAATTACTAAAAAAAATATGCACTTAAAAGATGAGTTTGAACTTGATGGCTTAGACACAACAATTGACTGGAAAAACACAGACGATAACAGCTATGATGGAGAAAAATTATTGTTACTTGTACACGATGAAAGTGGTAAATGGATTAGACCAAATGATATATTAAATAATTGGAGAGTTACTAAAACTTGTTTAAGGTTAGGAAGAAAAATTATTGGTAAATGTATGATGGGGTCTACTTCTAATGCTCTTAATAAAGGAGGAAGTAGTTTTAAAAAATTATTCGAAGACTCTGATATAAACAATAGAAATGCAAATGGACAAACCAAAAGCGGATTGTATAATTTATTTATTCCTATGGAATGGAATATGGAAGGGTTTATAGATAAATATGGAATGCCTGTATTAGAAACTCCAGATAAAAATGTGTTAGGTATTGATAATGAGCCTATTAATATAGGTGCTATTAACTACTGGCAAAATGAAGTTGATTCATTAAAATCAGATGCTAATGCATTAAATGAATTTTATAGACAATTTCCGCGTACTGAGTCACACGCTTTTAGAGATGAAAGTAATCAATCTTTATTTAATTTAACAAAAATATATCAACAGATAGATTATAATGACTCTTTAATATTAGAACAGCACACTACTCGTGGTTCTTTTCAATGGGATAATGGAATTAAAGATTCTAAAGTTATATTTACACCCAATAAAAATGGCAGGTTTTTAGTTAGTTGGACTCCAGAGTATAATATGCAAAATAGATTTACAGAACGTAATGGAACTAGATATCCAGCCAATGAACATTTAGGGTCGTTTGGTTGTGACTCTTATGACATTTCTGGGACTGTTGGAGGTAAAGGTTCTAACGGTGCTTTACACGGAATGACTAAATTTAATATGGATAACGCTCCTAGTAATGAGTTTTTTTTAGAATATGTGGCTCGACCTCAAACAGCAGAAATATTTTTTGAAGATGTGTTAATGGCTTGTGTTTTTTACGGAATGCCTTTGCTATGTGAAAACAATAAACCAAGGCTTTTATATCATTTTAAAAACAGAGGATACCGAGGTTTTAGTATGAACAGACCAGATAAAACATATAACAAACTTTCTAAAACAGAAAAAGAATTAGGTGGGATTCCTAATTCATCAGAAGATGTAAAACAATCTCACGCAGCAGCAATAGAATCATATATTGAAAAATATGTAGGTATTGATTCTACTGGCACGTTTAGAGATTCAGATGAAATGGGTTCAATGCCATTTATGAGGACTTTAGAAGATTGGGCGAAATTTGAGATAAACAATAGGACTAAGTATGATGCTTCAATTAGCTCTGGATTAGCTGTTATGGCTAATCAAAAACATCTGTACACGCCTACTAAAAAACAATCAAAAATAAGCATTAACTTTGCAAGATATGCTAATAAAGGAACTTTGAGCGAATTACTAAAATAAATGATAGAAACTAAAATAAATATATCTAATGTTGGGTTTCCTAATCAGTTTGCTTCTGAAGCAGAAATGGCTACAGAAGAGTATGGTTTGATGATAGGTCAAGCTATACAATACGAATGGTTTAGAAAAGATTCAAACAGTTGTAGATATTATAGTCAATGGCAAGACTTTAACAGATTAAGATTGTATGCTCGAGGAGAGCAGTCAATAGCCAAATATAAAAACGAATTAGCGGTAGACGGAGATTTATCGTATTTAAATTTAGATTGGGCGATTGTTCCTGTTATTCCAAAGTTTATTGACTTAGTTGTTAATGGAATGTCAGACAGGCTTTTTAAAGTAAATGCATATGCTCAAGATGCTATGTCTCAAAGCAGACGAACGCAATTTCAAGATATGATTGAAGCTCAAATGGTTTCTAAAGATATGCTCAAAGCAGTTCAAGATAACTTTGGAGTTAATCCTTTTACAATGAGTCCAGAAGATTTACCTAATTCAAATGAAGAGCTAGCATTGTATATGCAGCTTAATTATAAGCCAGCTATTGAAATAGCTCAAGAAGAAGGGATAGATACTTTATTTGCTTTAAATCATTATGAAGATATTAGAAAAAGAATTGATTATGATTTAACCGTATTAGGTATTGGAGCGGCTAAACACGAATTTGAGCCAGGGAATGGAGTTAAGGTTTCATATATAGACCCAGCTAATTTAATTTATAGTTATACTGAAGACCCACATTTTAAAGATTGTTTTTATTGGGGAGAAATTAAAACTCTTGCAATAACAGAATTAATGAAAATTGACCAATCTTTAACAAAAGAAGATTTAGAAGAAATAAGTACAATGAGTCAACAGTGGTATGATTATTTTAATGTTGCTCAGTATTATAGTAATAGTTTGTTTTATAAAGACACCTGTACACTATTATACTTTAATTATAAAACTACTAAAAAGTATGTTTATAAAAAGAAGTATAATGAAAATGGAGGTTCTAAAATTATAGAAAAAGACGACCAATTTAATCCACCAGAAGAAATGATGGAGGATGGAAAATTTGAAAAAGTTGAAAAAACTATAGATGTTTGGTATAACGGTATTATGGTTATGGGAACTAATATTGTTTTAAAATGGGAGTTAGCTGAAAATATGGTAAGACCTAAGTCAGCTACACAGAATGCATTGCCTAATTATGTTGCAACTGCTCCAAGAATGTATAAAGGAGTGATAGAGTCTTTAACAAGAAGAATGCTACCATTTGCTGATTTAATTCAGTTAACACATTTAAAATTACAACAAGTTATATCAAGAGTCGTGCCAGATGGGGTTTATATAGATGCTGATGGTTTAAACGAAGTTGATTTAGGTACTGGTAATGCATATAATCCAGAGGATGCCTTGCGATTATATTTTCAAACTGGTAGTGTAGTTGGAAGAAGCTACACACAAGACGGAGATTTTAATCAAGGTAAAGTACCAATTACACAATTAACATCTAACTCTGGAGCTAGTAAAACACAAATGCTTATTACTAATTTAAATAACTATTTAAATATGATAAGACAAGTAACTGGACTTAGTGAAGCTAAAGATGGTAATACCCCAGATGCAAATGCATTGGTAGGTATACAAAAAATGGCTGCTTTAAATTCAAACACTGCTACTAGACATATTTTAGATGGAGCGTTATATATTTATAGAACTTTAGCTGAAGGGTTAACTCTTCGTATGGGTGATATATTAGAATACGCTGAATTTAGAGAAGAGTTTGCAAATCAAATTGGGAAATATAATGTTGCTGTTATTAAAGAAATGAATGACCTTTATATTTATGACTTTGGTATTTTTATAGAAGTTACACCAGACATAGAAGAAAAAGCACAATTAGAGCAAAACATTAGTTTAGCATTATCTAAAGGTGATATAAACTTAGAGGATGCAATTGACATAAGAGAAATACACAATTTAAAACTTGCCAATCAACTTCTTAAAATGAAGAGGTTGAAAAAAGAAGAAAAAGATAGGCAGTTTGAAATGCAGAAACAACAGCAGCAAGGTGAGATACAAATGCAGTCTCAACAGTTGGCGGCTCAAACAGCTATGCAAAAAATCCAAGCTGAAAGTCAAGCTAAAATGCAATTAGAACAAGCTAAAGTAGCTTTTGAAATTGAAAGACTAAATGCTGAAGCACAACTTAAAGCTACATTAATGGACAAAGAATTTGGGTACAACCAACAACTTAGAGATATTAGTGAAAAAAGTTTGCAGCAAAGAGAAAACCAAAGAGAAACTGCTAAGTCTGATAGAATAACTCAAGCAAATAACGAGCAGTCTAGATTGATTAATCAACGACAAAACAATTTACCACCTCAACGATTTGAATCTAATGAAGATAGTTTAGATGGTTTTAATTTGTCGGAATTTGAACCAAGATAGACGTTAAATAAACAATAATTAAATCATTAACTTTGTACAAATTAAATTAAATCAAATGGCATTAAAAATTAAAGAAGTTACTGCTGACCAAAAATCAGCGGTAGAAGTAGAAAACGAACTACTAGAAAAACACGAAGAAAAATTAAATGAAGACACGAATGAGTCTTCAGAAGAAACTAAAATAACTGAATCTTCAAAAGAAGTAGAGAAACCAGTAGAAAAGGCTGAACTGCAAGAAGAAGAAGTGTTAAGTTATTTAAAAAACAGATACGGAAAAGAAATTAATTCATTTGATGATTTAGTTACTGAGCGAGAAACAAAAGAAGATTTACCAGAAGATGTCGCAGCGTATTTAAAATATAAAAAGGAAACAGGTCGAGGAGTTGAAGATTTTGTAAAACTAAATCAAAACTTTGATGATATGGAGCCAGATAGTTTGCTAGCTGAATATTTCTTAGCTACCGAAGAAGCTGTAGACAGTGATGATGTTGAGGTTTTAATGGAAGACTACTTAATAGATGAAGATTTAGATGATGAATCTACTATTAAAAAGAAAAAGTTAGCAAAGAAAAAAATTGTTAGAAAAGCTAATAAGTTTTTTAACGAACAGAAAGACAAGTATAGTCAGCCTCTTGAGTCAAGAACAGCTGATATGTCTAATGATGTTAAAGAACAATTGGCTGAGTACAAACAGTATGTTAATGATGCTGCTAGTCAACGTGAGTTGACAGAAAGAAAGAGAGATTGGTTCGCCAAGAAATCTAACGAAGTATTTTCAAACGAATTCAAAGGTTTTGAATTTAAAATAGGTGAGAATAATATAACGTATAAACCAGGTGACGCAGAAACATTAAAGAAGTCTAATTCTAATATAATGAACTTTGTAAATAAGTATATGGATAAAGACGGAATGATGGAGAATGTCAGTGGGTATCATAAAGCGTTATCATTAGCGATGAATCCAGATAAGTTTGCTGAGTTCTTTTATGAGCAAGGCAAATCAGAAGCTATTGAAGGTGATGCGCGTAAAACCAAAAATATAAAAATGGGATTACGTAACACACCAGAAGTATCTACTGCTAAAGGAGGAATGAAAATTAGGACTATTAATCCAGACTCTGGAAAGAGTTTAAGGATTAGAAGCCGAAAATAAAATAAATTTAAAACCAGATTGGTCGCATACGACTAATCATAAAACTATTAATTATGGCAGGAGCTATTGAAACAGGTGGTTTGTTAAATTTTCAGTTGCAGCCTAGTGCGCAGCAGATTACTACTCAAACTAACTACATTAACAACTTCGATTTTTTAAGTACATATCTACCAGATACGTATGAAAAAGAATTCGAACGTTATGGAAACAGAACAGTATCATCATTCTTAAGAATGGTAGGTGCTGAAATGCCGTCTAACTCAGATATGGTAAAGTGGGCGGAACAAGGAAGATTACATACTAAGTATACTGGAGTTACTCTAGCTTCTTATGTAGGTAACGAAACTACGCAAGTATTAACAGTACCAGTAGGTCAAATCGACCCAGCTACTCAGCCTTCAACAGGTGTAGCAGGGGGAATTGCAATCAGAGTTGGTCAAACAATTATGATTTCTGATGAGACTGCAGCGTCAGCTTTTAGTAACAAAGCAGTTGTAACTGCTGTAGATTATCCTAACAGACAATGTACAGTTGCATATTACGAAGCTACTCAAGCTGCTTATGCTAATGCGTCAACAATGTCTATATTTGTTTATGGGTCAGAATTCAGAAAAGGAACTCCTACAATGGCAGAAACTTTAATCTCTGATGACTCTATATTCAGTAATTCACCAATTATCCTAAAAGATACTTACAGTATTGCAGGTTCTGATATGGCTCAAATTGGATGGATTGAAATATCTGGAGAAGACGGAGCTAACGGATACTTATGGTATTTAAAGTCTGAACACGACACAAGATTACGTTTTGATGACTACTTAGAAACAGCAATGATTGAAGCAGTACCAGCAGTAGCAGGTTCTGGAGCAGCAGCTGCAGTTTCACCAGTAGGAAACAAGGGTACTGAAGGTGTATTCCACGTTGTTGGAACAAGAGGTAATGTTTGGTCTGGAGGTAATCCAGTTGCATTAGCTGAGTTTGACGATATTATCGAAAGATTAGATAAGCAAGGTTCTATTGAAGAAAATGTTATTTTCTTAAACAGAAACTTTGGATTTGATATTGACGATATGTTAGCTTCTCAAAATTCTTATGGTGCCAACGGTACTTCATACGGATTATTTGACAATGATGAGGAAATGGCGTTAAACTTAGGTTTCAGAGGATTCCGTAGAGGATATGACTTCTACAAGTCTGACTGGAAATACTTAAATGACCCAACAATGAGAGGTGGTTTAGTTGGTGGAACTATTAATGGATTAATGGTACCAGCAGGTTCAACTACTGTATATGACCAAGTTTTAGGTAAAAATGCTAAGAGACCATTCTTGCACGTTAGATATAGAGCTTCAGAAACTGAAGACAGAAGATATAAAACGTGGATTACTGGAGGAGCAGGAGGCGCTACTACAACTGGCGATGACGTGATGAACGTTAACTTCTTATCTGAAAGATGTGTATGTACTTTAGGTGCTAACAACTTCTTCTTATTCAAGTCGTAAGGAAGTAATTACTAAGGGGAGGGGTTCGCTCCTCCCTTTTTTTTTAATCAAATTAAATTAAATATAATGAAAAAGAAAATTTTAAAAAACGAAACGTATGTATTGGTAGATGGTAATGCACCACTATCATTTATGCTAGCATCTCATCATAATAAAAGAAACACTCTTTTATATTGGGATGAAGAAAAACAACAAAACAGAGAACTCTGTTATTCAAGGAATCAAAAATCAATTTTTGCAGACGAACAAGATGGTAATAAAATATTAGAGCCTATTGTTTTTGAAGATGGATTTTTAAATGTCCCAAAAAACAATCCAAATTTACAAATGTTTTTAGAGTTTCATCCTGGATATGAAAGAGTATTTAGAAAAGTAGATACTGAGTCTGATGCACGACAAGATGTAGAAGTTTTAAATGCTCAAGTAGATGCATTAGTTGAGGCTAGAACTTTAGAAATAGACCAGTTAGAACAAGTTGCTAGAGTATTATTTGGTATTGATGTCTCAAAGGTTTCAACAGCTGAATTAAAACGTGATGTTTTAATATATGCTAAAAACGACCCAGAAGGATTTTTAACAGTACTTAAGGACCCTATGTTAAAACTACAAGCTAAAGTTCAAACATTTTTTGATAATAACTTGTTAATTCAAAAAGGTAAAGACGTACACTTTAATACTAAATCTAATAAAAATAGAATGCTTACAGTACCATTTGGTGAAGAAACCAATTATATTGTATCCTCTTATTTTAAATCAGACGAAGGTTTAGAGTCGTTAAAGCTTTTAGAATCCAAAGAAAAAATTTCTAAAAAATAATACTAGAAGAGGCTACCCAAAGTAGTCTCTTTTTTTTGCTTATCTTTGTTCTTTAATAATTAATATAAATAAAGATATGGCAAAATATATTTCATTTGGTGAGTCTTTAGTTGTGGATTCAGGAGTCCAGACTAATGTAGCACCAGCAACAGGTACAGCGGATGCTGATTTTATTGTAACTGGAACGCAAACTGCGGCTACAGGTACAACAATAACTGTTACTGGAGGAACCTTTAATACTTCTGGGATATTAGCAAATGATATTGTTGCTGATATTACTAATGGTGCATTAATAGGAACTGTGTTAAATGTCACTGATAATAATAATTTACAAATTACTGGAGGTACTATGCCTAATGCTGCTAACTTTAGTATATACAGACCTAATGTATTATTTGATGCTGCAGGTAATTTTACTAGTTTAGGTGTAGCAATAGGAGATACAGTAACTAATACTGTAACAACTAGTACTGCAACTGTAACTGCATTAAACTCTAATAACCCATCTGTTCCTTTTGTTGGGCAAGCATTAACTTTAAGTGCTAATATTTTTGGAGCTGCTTATGCAGACTTAGAAGACGGATACACTAT